AATTGAAAGCCTGCGCCAAGCCAGCCACGTTGCTCTTATTCGCAAAGCCATGCTGTATGACAAGGGCCGCACCAAGGTCGCTCAGGCTACTAACAAGCCGAAGCAAAAGGCCAAGGTAATCCGCCCCGGTTCAAGTGGCACTCAGGTCGATAGCCGTTCAACCGATGTAAAGAGGGCTTCTCAGCGCCTTGTGCGTAGTGGCCGTGTCTCAGATGCAGCCGCTCTTTTGGATAAACTCATTTAGTAAGGACTAATATAATGGCTATTGTCGCAAATACTTTCACTCGCTACTCAGCGATTGGTATCCGTGAAGACCTGTCGAACGTCATTTACAACATCTCGCCGGAAGAAACTCCGTTCATTGCGAACATCGCACGCGAGAACGTGAAGAACACCTACTTCGAATGGCAGACGGACGCTCTGTCGGCTGCTTCGGCCTCGAACGCCGCACTCGAAGGTGATGACATCTCTTCGTTCCAAGCTGTTACGCCGACTGCTCGCGTTGGCAACTACACGCAGATCAGCACGAAGAACGTCATCATCTCCGGCACGCTCGAAGCCGTTGATAAGGCTGGCCGTCGCTCGGAACTGACCTATCAGCTCGCCAAGATGGGCGCTGAACTGAAGCGTGACATGGAAAGCGCACTGCTCGCTAACCAAGCCGCTGTTGCTGGTAACACCACGACTGCTCGTCGCACGGCTGGTCTTCCTGCTTGGTTGACCTCGAACACCTCGTTCGGCACGGGCGGTGCTGACCCGACTGTTGGCTCGACCCCGACTGCTGCCCGCACGGACGGCACTCAGCGTGCCTTCACCGAAACGCTTCTGAAGGAAGTTGTTGCTGAAGTCTGGACTTCGGGCGGCACTCCGAAGATGCTCATGGTTGGTGCATTCAACAAGCAGGCTGCTTCGGCATTCTCCGGTATCGCCACGAAGTTCCGTGACGTTCCGGCTGGCCAGCAGGCTCAGATCATTGGCGCGGCAGACGTTTATGTGTCTGACTTCGGCACGATCAACATTGTTCCGAACCGCTTCCAGCGCGCTCGTGACGCATTTGTTGTCGATCCTGAATATGCTTCGCTCGCCATCCTGCGTCCGATCCAGCAGACTGAGCTGGCTAAGACGGGTGACGCTGAGAAGCGCCTGATGCTCGTTGAGTATGGTCTGAAGGTTTCGAACCAAGCTGCTCATGGCATTGTGGCCGACCTCACCACGGCCTAATTGGGGAAGGGGAGGGGTTTCGGCCTCTCCCCTAACTCTTTGGAGGGAAGATGACTAAACGTATTCTGAACGACGATAGCGCAACAACGGGCATCGTCACTTCATTTCACTATGACGCTGACAAGGATGAGGCTATCATCCAGAAGACACAGGATGTGTCCGGCATCATTGAAGCCAACAAGGCCGAATTTAACGCTGCACCAGAGCGTTGGGGGGAGTGGTCTAAGGTTGGCTCTATTCCGCTTTCAGTATATTATGAGCTTGAGCGCAAAGGCATCCTACAGGACCAGAAGGCGCTCGCTAAATGGCTGAATGACCCTGATAACCGGGCATTCCGCACAAGGCCGGGAACTATCTAATGGCAATTACAACGTATTCAGAGTTGAAAACGGCAGTAGCAGATTGGCTCAATCGCTCTGACCTTACTTCTGTTATCCCTAACTTCATTTCGCTCGCTGAAGCGCAGATGAACCGCCAAATCCGTCACCGCAAGATGGTGACACGGGCAGACGCAACTCTGGATACGCCGTATTTCGCTGTGCCTTCGGATTGGCTGGAGAATATTCGGTTCCAGTTGAACACCAATCCCATCACGCCGCTCAAGTTTATCACTGCCGAGCAGCTTGCTGAAGACAGCCAAATCTACATTCCGTCCGGCCAGCCCATGTTTTACACGATGGTGGGCCAGCAGTTTCAGGTTTTGCCTAATCCTGACAGCTCTTACACGGGCGAGTTGGTGTATTACGCTAAAATCCCGTCACTGAGCGATGCAGCGCCGACCAACTGGCTGCTGACAGAAGCTCCAGATGTCTACCTTTACGCGACATTGGTGCAGTCTGCGCCCTATCTGAAGGAAGATGAGCGCACGGGTGTCTGGGCTGGTCTGTATCAGACGCTCGTAAATGACATGAAAATTGCTGACGAACGTGCTAGAATTGGCAGCAGCAAGTTAACACCGCGTATCCGGCCATTTGTCTAAGGAGCTTTAGATGTCGTTCTCTAACTATCTTGAAAACAAGGTATTGCTGCACGTTTTCGGTGCAACAGCCTACACTGCGCCTGCAACTCTGTATGTTGGCCTGTTTACGTCTAACCCTGGCGAAACTGGTGGCGGCACGGAAGTCTCTGGCGGCTCTTACGCTCGTCAGACTGCTGCTTTCACGGTTGCTGCTAACCTTGCATCCAACACGGCTGCTGTAGAGTTTCCGACTGCTTCGGCATCGTGGGGGACAATTACTCACGCTGCCATCTTTGACGCTTCCACTGGCGGTAATATGCTGGCCTATGGTGGTCTTGCAACGTCTAAGACGATTGATAGCGGTGATGTGTTCCGTATTCCTGCGGGCGACTTCGACATTACGCTGGACTAATTAGATGGCCGGATATGGCAGTGGCCTTTATGGAATAGGTTCCTACGGGATCGACCCAATTGAGGGTGCGGTTTCTGTAGCCGCGTCTTCGTCCGTAGCGGCTGCTGCTGTTATCGTTAAGGAGGCGGCCCTAGAGGCCAACGCTGTCTCTAGTGTCTCTATCTCCGCTGGGGAGCGCACAGACGCATCCCTAGAGGTAAATGCGGTATCGAGTGTCACCGCTGCTGCTGTTCGCGTTGTAGACGCTTCTGTGTCCGTTACAGCGGCATCTAGCGTGACTGCTGCTGGTGGGACATCCGTAATCGGACAGGTCGCTACGACTGCAACGTCTCAAGTTAGCATATCTGCTAACCGCACGGCTGCTGGTGCTGTGGCTACAACGGCGACTTCGAGCGTGTCTGTTACGGCTGGTTATGTTAAACGCACAACCATTCTTTCAACGGCAACTTCGACAGTCACAATCACCGCTGTGAAGAAATGGGAACCGCAACCCATTACAGCAGAGACATGGACACCAATTTCTGTTACAGAAGAAACTTGGACGACATTGGGCTTCCCCGAATATCTGGAAGCGGCATGAGGTAAAAGATGGCTGATACAACCACAACTAACCTTGGACTTACTAAACCTGAAGTCGGCGCATCTGCCGATACTTGGGGGACGAAGCTCAATACGGACCTTGATAGCATTGACGCCCTGTTTGCTGCCGCTGGCACGGGAACAAGCGTTGGCCTTAACGTAGGCGCTGGCAAGACGATTGCTATTGCTGGCACACTGAATGTCACGAGCGCGACTGTCACAGGCTTCTCAGTAAGCAAGTTAAACGCAACCGGCACGGCCTCGTCATCCACCTATCTGCGTGGTGATAATAGCTGGGTCGCCATCCCCGCTCAGGCGTATCCTGCTGCTGGTATCGCGGTTTCTACGGGGACTGCGTGGACAACATCGCTCACGGCTCCTACGGGCGCTATCGTCGGCACGACTGACACGCAGACGCTTACGAACAAGACTGTCGAAGCTGGCACGTTCACCAATGGTTACACGGAAGAAGTCGTCACTGCCAACACTGGCACGGCTTACACGATTGACCTTGCCAACGGCTCTGTCCAAATCCTAACGCTGACGGGTAACTGCACGTTTACGTTCCCGACTGCGACTGCTGGCCGCTCGTTCATCCTCATTCTGAAGCAGGATGGCACAGGCTCACGCACAGTCACTTGGGCTGCGTCCGTTAAGTGGCCCGCTGGCACGGCTCCGACAATCACCAGCACGGCTTCTAAGGCCGACAAGTATATCTTCACCGCTGATGGGACCAATTGGATTGGTTCAAATGCTGGCCAATCGTATACGTTGTAAGAGAGCAAATGACACGGGCTTATCTTTACAAATGGACTGAGCAGTCAACTGGCAAGTGGTATATTGGAAGCCGCTACGCCAAGAACTGCCATCCCGACGATGGGTATATCTGCTCATCGCGGACTGTTAAGCCTATGATTTTGGCAGAGCCAGACAACTGGAAGCGCGAAGTGTTGGTTATCGGATACCCGGAATACATTCGCGACTTGGAGGCTAAATATCTCCGTAAGTTAAACGCTGCATCATGTGATATGTCGTATAACAAGTCTAACGGGAATAAGCATTTCCACACAATTGGATTGCCTCTTTCCGAACGCCAGATGGAAAACCTTTTGAAGCGCAATCCATCAAAGCGCGAAGATGTAAAAGAAAAGCTGCGTCAGGCTGGTAAACGCAGGGACGTTTCTCACCTACACAGTGAAGAGACAAAGCAGAAGAAAATTGAAGGACAAAGACGGGCTTGGGCTGAAGGTAAATACGAAGGTATTGGCTTTAAGTCTGGTGATGACAATATTGCCAAGCGCGACGATGTTCGTGAAAAAATCTCAATTGCTCTTAAAGCCTTTAAGGGTGGTCGAATGACTGGTAAAACGCATTCGGAAGAAACTAAGAAAAAGATGGCTGAAGCTCGCCGTCTTTACTGGGAACGCAAACGCGGGCCAGAACTACACGCTGTAAGGGGCTGACGAATGTTCTCGTCTAACACATCGCAGGTTTCCGAAGATCGGCTCTACGTTGAGGACGTATTCTCGACGTATCTCTACAATGGGAACTCTTCCGCAAGAAGTATTGATAATGGAATTGACCTTGCTGGAAAAGGCGGGATGGTATGGATTAAAACCAGAACGCAAGGCGGTGCTGGTTGGAACCATGTTCTTTTTGATACATCACGCGGCGCTAATAAAATTCTATATAGCAATGACACTAGTAATCAAAATAGTTCATTTAGCGATACCTTAACAGGTTTTAACTCTAATGGATTTTCCTTAGGTGCTGACGCATCAACATATTGGGTAAACCAAACTGGATATGGCGGTTACGCCTCATGGACATTCCGTAAAGCACCTAAGTTCTTTGATGTTGTGACGTATACGGGGACGGGTTCTGCTCAGAATATCGCGCATAGCCTTGGGTCTGTTCCCGGCTGCATACTTGTCAAGCGCACTGATACTACGGCTGACTGGCAGGTCTATCACCGCAGCAATGCCAATACGCAGTATATGGTGCTAAACACGACTGCTGCTGTAGCCACAGGCACGACCCGTTGGAACAGCACAACGCCGACTGCAAGTGTGTTTACCGTTGGCACGGATACGACTGTCAACGCCTCTGGAGGAACCTACGTCGCCTACCTCTTCGCCCACGACACAACGTCCGATGGGATTATTCAGTGTGGGAGTTATACGGGTAATGGCTCTGCCACAGGCCCGACTGTAACGCTCGGCTGGGAACCTCAGTGGCTGCTTGTTAAAGATGCTACGAGCGCATGGGATTGGCGTGTTGTTGATAATATGCGCGGCATGCCGGTTGGCTCTGGTGCTGCATCCCTGTTTCCAAATCTGTCAAACGCTGAATTTACGACATCTACAGTTGCATTTAGTCCAACAGCTACAGGCTTCCAAGTCGCTGGTTCAGCCGCCCAGATTAACACCAATGGAAACACCTACATCTACATCGCCATTCGTCGCGGCCCGATGCGGACACCGACGCTGGGGACGAGTGTGTTTGCGCCTGCGCTTGGAAACAATATGGCGGCAGCAAATGTAGATGCGTTTACTTCAGGTTTTCCAACTGACCTGTTAATTAGACAAGCAAAATCTGGATCAGAAGGAACATTTCAGGATGCCTTGCGTGGTGTTGGCGGATTTCTTTATTCCAGTTCAACTGCCGCTGAGTCGGTTAGCACGACATACGCAAGAACCCAAACAGGCATTTCAAGAAATGTAGCAACTAACTTTTCTGATTGGATTGGTTGGAACTTCCGCCGCGCTCCATCCTTCTTTGATGAGGTTTGCTACACCGGGACGGGTTCTGCGCTTTCGGTTAGTCACAATTTAGGTGTCATTCCAGATATTGTTATAATTAAAAGGCGGGATAGCGCAAATCAATGGGTCGTTATGTGCCCAGTTCTAGGATATGACGGCTCTGGCAATGTCCGAAACCTGTTTCTAAATCTTGATAATGCCGCTGGATATACTGTGTTGAATAACAATTCTACAATTACTTCATCCAGTATACCTTTGGTTGGCGGCGGTTTTGCTCAAGTAAATGCTAGTGGCGGAACCTACGTAGCCTACCTCTTCGCCTCTGCACCGGGCGTGTCGAAGGTGGGAAGTTACACTGGCAACGGAAGTAGCCAGACAATTAACTGCGGCTTTGCTGCTGGTGCGCGGTTTGTGATGATTAAGCGGACTGACAGCACGGGCGATTGGTATGTCTGGGATAGCGCCCGTGGCATCGTGTCTGGAAACGACCCGCACCTTTCGCTGAACACAACTGCGGCAGAAGTCACAACCGACGACAGCGTTGATACCGACAGCAGTGGTTTTGTGGTAAACCAGCTTTCAGCAACAAACATCAACGTATCCAGCGCAACCTATATCTACCTAGCTGTGGCTTGAGGAAACTAAAATGGCAGAATATCGCATCCGAGAAACAGGCGCAGTCGTAACTGAAAGCGAATTGCGCGCCATGTATCCGAACACATCGTTCCCTTATGTCCTGACCGAAGAACTGGTTAACGACTTAAGCGCTGACGTTGTGTTTGAAGGCCCGCAGCCGACAGCGACCAAGTATCAGGTTGTTTACCGCGATGGCGTCGAGCAGATCGAAGGCAAGTGGTATACCAAGTATTCCGTTGCCGACATGGACGACGAAGCTAAGGCCGCCGTGGATGAGGCCGCAAAGGCCTCTAACAAGACCACACGCAACACAAAGCTGTCCGACTGCGATTGGACGCAGCTTGCAGACGTTCCGCTGACAGAGGCGTGCAAGACGGCTTTTGCTACATATCGCCAAGCCCTGCGTGACGTTGACCTTCTTGAGCCTGTATGGCCGGAAGCTCCTGCTGAGGAATGGGTTGCCTAATTATGGATATGTCTTTCGGCGTAGATACACTTCTGACTGTCATCGCTGGCATTTTTGCCATCATTGGCGTTTGGAACCAACTCAGCAACCGATTGGCAATCCTTGAGACTAAGCTGGAATACGGCGACGAGAAGTTCAGCGCGATTGATAAGAAGTTCGACGAGGTGATGATGCACCTCCGCCGGATCGAAGATAAGCTGGATAACAAGGCAGACCGCTAATGGCGTTCAAACTTGGCCCTCGCTCATTGCTGAACTTGCGCGGCGTGCATCCTGATCTGGTGCGCGTCGTCAAGCGCGCTATCAGCATTTCGAAGATCGACTTCACGGTCATCGAAGGCTTGCGCACAATCGCGCGCCAAC